AACACATTCACCGCAAACTAGTCTAATAGGTCTACAAGAACAAATTGGTGTAGGTGGTGCTGGAACAGGAACAGGAACAGAAACAGGCGGAGGTACAGGCGGAGGTACAGGCGGAGGTACAGGTACAGGTACAGGTACAGGCACAGGCGGAGAATTATTATTCTTTTTTTCAATTATGTTTATAACTATTTCACTTGGTTGTTTTGCTTGTTTTGGCACTAAATCTACTTGATTTACTTTACTAGAATTTGTCATAACCTCATAAATAAAAAATAAAAATACAATTGATGTAAATGCTATCAGTATTTTACTCGTGTTATTACTATTTTTCATAGATATATTATATATATAAAAAATATATAAATTTGATTAATATATAAAAAAATAATAATAAAATATAATAAAATGAAACTAAACCTAATTTATTGTAAAAATAATCAAAACATTATTGGATATGATAATAATCTATTATTTAAAATACCTGAAGATATAAAATATTTTAAACAAATTACATCACAAGAATATACTAAAAATCATAAAAATATTGTTATTATGGGATATAATACTTGGAAATCAATCCCTGATAAATATAAACCATTACAAAACAGAATTAATATTATTATCACCAAAAATCATTTTAATGAAATGAAATTTGAAGATCCTAATATTAAAGTATTTAATGATTTTAATTTCTGTTATAAATATTTAGAACAAGAAGAACTGAATGGAAACCTATTAGGTGATAAATTTATCATAGGTGGGGGACAACTTTATAATCATATTCACAGTAATTATTTATATATGATTAATAAAGTATATGAAACAGTTGTAACTTATAATATTATTAAATCAGAACATACACACTATACTAATCTAATAGATACTAAATATATGTATCCCGAATTAGATTTCAGGATGGAAATTTATAATGAATTTCAATTGATGAATAAAAAATATAAAGATAGTGATAAAGTCACAGTAATTTGTAACGGAGACACACTACATGGAGTGACTTATAATGTTTACCAAAATATTAAATATATAAATGAACAAGAAAAACAATATCTTGATTTAATGAAAAGTATTTTATATAAAAATAATATCAAACCATCTCGTAATTCTATAGTTATCTCTTCATTTGGTGAGAAAATGACTTTCGATTTAAGAGAAGGTTTTCCATTACTCACTACTAAACGAATGCCATTCAAAACTATTTTAAGAGAATTATTATGGTTTGTTAAAGGTTCTACTTCAAATAAAGATTTGAATGATAAAAATGTTCATATTTGGGATGCCAATGCATCTAAAGAATTTCTTGAATCCAGAGGATTGAATTATGAACAGGGTGAACTAGGACCTGTATATGGATTTCAATGGAGAAGATTTGGATCTGATTATAATGATAAAAATTCAATAGGCGTCGACCAATTACAAAATGTTATTGATTTAATCAATAATGACCCCGCCAGTAGAAGAATTATCTTATCAGCATGGAATCCGTGCGATTTAGATAAAATGGCATTACCTCCTTGTCATGTTATGATACAATTTAGTATAGATAATGAATTCTTAGATGCTCAACTATATCAAAGATCAGGTGATATGTTCTTGGGTGTTCCATTTAATATTGCTAGTTATTCTATATTATTACATATTATCGGTTCTATTACAGGATATACTCCCAGATATTTCCATCACGTTTTAGGAGATGCTCATATTTACATAAATCATATAGACGCAATCGGCGAACAAATACACCGCATTCCTAATAATTTTCCTGAATTAAAACTCACCAACAAAATTACAGATATTAATAATATTAATGAGGACAATTTTATATTAGAAAACTATAATCATTATCCAACTATTAAAGCAGATATGGTCGCTTAAATTTGATTAAATTATTAAATTGTCATATAAATTCAATGGATAAATCTGAAATTATTCTATACTCATGTATAATAATAATAATAATATATTTGTACTCCAATGATAAATATTTTATGAAAGAAAATCATACTAGAGATATGTGGGGTAATATTTGCGTAAATGGCACATTTAGTTTTACACAAACATTAAAAGAAAAATTAGGATATTCTTTAGGAAATCCTTTATATTATATATGGTAATAAATTATATCCTCTCATCATATAATTTATGATATATACTTGTAAGATGTTCTTTATTATTATCATTATCAAATCTATTTAACCGCGAACCTTGTTTAGCATTACACGTAAATGGTATTAATAAAATAGGTTGGTCTTTTTGTGGTGATATGGATTTCTTTTCGTCCTCGGATAGTTTATTTAATTTATCTTTTAATTCATTAAACAAGTCACTTAATTTATATGGGGCGCACGCCTTAATTTTTATCTTCTTTTTTCCCTTATATTTAATATAATCAAATCCAGGAGTACCCGGTGCTGTTTTTTTCGTACAATATAATGGACAAATCTTATCAAATGTACTACCTGTTTTACACTTAATTGATAATGGTTTCTGTAAAGTATGAAGATTATTTATAGTATTACATGATGCTCCATCGCTAAATGTACTTACTCTTAAGTTATTAATCATATCTCCTGGCAGATATAATTTCCATCCTTCCTTATAGTTGAAATATTTATTTTTATATAAATCTTCTTCATATAATTTGTCTTTGTTAGCATCTGGTGTAGTATAATCTGCCTCTAATCCACCAGCATGCGGGATCATTACCTGACACCACTCAGGTACCTCAATTTTTTGTGTATTAAACCCACCATGTCCATTAATAGTTATTAAATTATCCAGAGCATCATTTAATCTGATTGATTTTACAGAGGACGAAGTTTTTTTCGAGGTTGTTTTTTTTTTAGATGTTTTCTTTTTAATTTTTTTAGAGGGGAGGGTTGGTGTAGGTTTTAGTAGTTTAATTGACGAGTTTGACTTATCTAATATTTTTAGATATCCTTTATTATAATCATTTACTATATCACCTACATTCCCTCCATATTTTGATATTTCCCCCATATTTTTCGATTTCTTATAGTTTGAATATCTAATAAATGATTTAGTATTTTTTCTTTTAGGATTATCTTGGACAAAACTTACTTTCTTGTTTCCTTGAACTGCCAGTTTAATCATATTTTTTACATCCTTCACGCCTTTTACAACCTTAACATCTTTTACATCTTTTACAACCTTAACATCTTTTACATCCTTCACGCCTTTTACAACCTTAACATCTTTTACAACCTTAACATCTTTTACTGTATCTACTTTTAAAGTCTTTTTACTCTTTACTTTAATTACCTTGGGTGTACTACTAAAAATGTCGATGGATGAGGAACTACTTACTTTAGGTGGTGGTGTCGGAGGTTTTTTACTGGTTTTAGATTCACATAGACCTGTTTTCTTATTACGCAACGAACCTTTTGGACAACGCGGTAATTTAGTCTTATGGATAACTGGATCTAATTCTGAATTTATATTCATTATTGGTGTAGTAATTGCTAAAGATTTATCTGATTTTTTAGGAGGGGAAACTGATATTTTAGGTGGTTTCATATCTTTATTTTTACTTATTTTTACTATATCATATACTCTACATCCAGTATCTATTTTAAACTGATCAGGTGTTTGAAGACTGACTTGCATATGGAAAATTTTATGAGGTTTATTAATAATTTGGGTACTATCTTCGATAGATGTTAATTTAACCTTTAGATTTCTAGGTAATAGGATTTCTTTTTCATAAGCGTATATATTATTATTCACCATATTAATATACGGAATACCTTTATCAAGTGTGAAAACAAAGAAACAACAATTATGGACCTCATCCCAAAACCCTTCTTTATACATAACATTTTTGACCGAAGTCAGGGACATATATGATGATATTAATGTTTCATCACCAATTTTACTTATACCGTGGTATTGCTGTGTCATACCTCTGTATAAAACCATTTTGTTACCCTGTGATCGGGGTGCAAACTCTAAAAAACATTTATCCACTCTATTAATTCTGTCTTTAATATTTATAATACATGTACCTATTTCAGGTTTATGCTGCATAACCATGCCAAAGTGTACACCTACTAGGTCCTCTTTTGTAGCAAGGGCAAGTTCTTCTTTATGAGATTTTGTAGGATTATACTTTTTGACGATCAGGTCAAATAAATCTTCCTTAGTGAGACCTGGAAACAATGTGTCATGTGGTTGTTCATATAATGATGCTTGGGCACCTTGCCATTCTTGACAATACATCTTAAAGTAAAATGAATCGAAAAATTTAGATCCGTTCCTCAAATAACCATTCATGCCTTTGTACCAGATATCACTATAATCAAGTAACGCACTTGAAACTAATTCGTTAAAATATACATCTTCCTTATGAGGTATATTAGTATCACCACTGTTACTATTATCATATACCTCCATTGCGATCTTCTTCCCTAGTTGTACATCATGTACTACAGGGAACTTGACGTTAGTATACTTTTTTTTTTCACCCTTAATATTTTTGCCGAAAACTATAAATGTCTCCCCAGGTGTAGGGTGTTTGCTAGGATAGGTTGTCATTATCTTGGTCTTGGTCAATTTCCCGGTTAATTTAGACAGACCTATTTGTGATAATTCCAATAATTCTTGACTTATAAAGTTGGCACTCAACATTCCTTTTGGTAATCCTGGATGACCCGCTCCCAATCCAGATTTTTCTAAATTAAATACTCTACCTGTTTTTAAAGTCTCTATGAATGACTTATTATCTATCATCTGATACTTCCCCAAATAAAAACCGATATTTCTATAATTTTTTTTAGATGAATATGTAGGTTTAACCATTAATGCATGATTTTCAATAATACAAGTCTTATATATATCATTCGCGTGGGGATTTAAAAAATAACTCTTTTTTAAACATAAAGTCTTTTCTGTTTCAGTAAATATTACTATATTATCTTCCGATTCAGATAACCAATCATCTAAATCTTCTTTTTCACTCATTGAAACAGGATTATATCCTTTTACCATTATATATATATAATTATATTAGAAAAAAAATATTATTAATAGATTGTTTGATTAATTATGATTATTGACACATTGAATCATTCTTCCACCGTTCAAACATAGGGACTTGAAATGTCTCTTCAACTGGTAAACAATCAGTAGGAATTTTCAAAGTATTAAATGATTCTAAGTCTCTAAATCCGTCTAGGAATTTAATTAATTCTGATTTAGTTTTTCCTATGCTATAAGCAAATATTCCATATGGACCAATGCATATCAGATCGGAGTTGTCGTACTTGGGAATACGTTTATATACTCTTTTGTTTCCCCAACCATATATCTCCCCCCAGAATTCGTGAGTTTTCATAGTTTCTATAATGAAATTATTTCTTTCTTCACGATCCTCTGGGATTTTTTCATCCTTATCAAACATATTTACAAATTGTTCATATGTTTCATAAGTGAGATTTTGCTGGAGAAGGATTAGTTGTTCACTTTTAAGATGTTCCATTATTCGAAGTATTTTAAAATATTTCCTCCACCAATTTCAAATTTATTTTTTAACGCATCCGTTGCCAACTTATCTGCCATTGCATTCCCAATAGAATGTTCATCTTTTAAGTTAGTATGTGCTTTTATATGAAATAAATAAACAGGTAATTGTACATATAAATCATATGTTTCTTTTATTAAAAGAACATTCTTTTTACTCTTCTTATCCTTCTCAGTCCATTTGGGATACCATTTAGTTAATACATTTAAAGAATATTCTGAATCAGTATAAATACAAATAGGAGTATATACGATACCTTTTACCTTTTTCATAGATTCTAATATTGCCGTCAGTTCAGCAACATTATTAGTAGGTTTGGGTACTTTTAAAACTCTACTAATGTCTTCTAATTTTATTTCATTATTTTCAGGGAAATGGATACCTATAGAACACTTCGCTCCTTTTCTTCCATTATTTGTACAAGCACCATCTGTATATATATTAAAATTGCTACCATTTAAATCCATATTAATATTATTATTATTATTTTTTTAATACTTAAACCCAATCGGTCTATGGCTCAGCGTCACCTTTTTCAATATCTTCTATATCATTTATGAATGCTTCTAAATTTAGTTGAACTTCTTTTTTCTCGTCTGTTTCGTTAATTTTAGGTAGTTCGGGAGTCACAACTTCCGGTTTGTCATTAGTATTCAACTTTAATACAGGGGGTTCGGTATTTTCTGTGACTTTTTGTTTTATTTCCAATCTCTTCCATGATTTGACCGTTTTCAAGTTATCTTTTTTCGCTAATAGTTTTCCACCCGCCGTCGCTAAAATATTTGTCAGCTTATCTTCTTTAGAAGGTTTGTATATTTTACATTTCTTTAAACCATTACATACTTCTGGTCTTATTATATCGTTTTCTTTAAACACATTATCAAAAGAAATTATAATTTTATCATCAATTGAAGGAGATTGCTCAATTAACCTATCAAATTCTGCTCTGCATATTTTTAAAAAATCTCCTGCAGGTTTTCTTCTTTTCTCATCTAATGCCAATTCCACAGCAATATTTCTACTAAATTTAGACCAAGATACACTAGAAGATCTGTGCCCTTCCATTAACTCAGCATATCTTAGGAAATTTTGTAACGTGGACATTATACCAGCAAAAATATTGAATCCACCTACTATTCCCATGGCCATCTTCTTTTGTTCTTGGGGAACAAAAGAATCCATAGCAAAATTAGCAGTCCCAGTCAAGGTCGATAAAATAATAACAGGTATTGTAAAACCAAAATTCCTACATCTATATCTCTTTTCGGAATGATGGTGTAACCACCTATAACAAGATGCTTTTTCTGCCCATTCTGCTAATAATTCTTCTTGTTCTAATGTCCATACGCTATCTTCCTTAATTTTTTGTTTTTCTTTCTCTTTTTCCACCGCTGTTTTTGCTTTTGTCGATGTGCTCATTTATATATATATTTATAATAAAAAAATATTGAAAATATTAACAGAAATATTATTATCCATTTAATATTTATAAAATATATTTTATCATTTATATTCAAATTATTATCTTCAACTGAACCAGAATTCATTTCCAACACATATCTAGAAACTTTAGTTATTTTTATCTGTTTTAATGAATGTGGTATATTATTTTCTTTATACCCTACTATATTCATATTTTCATCTAAAAAAATTATATCTAATGGGATATATGTATTTTTCATCCACATTGAATTTATCTTACTAGGTCCCATATCAAATAACATTCCGTATCTTGAATATAAAGGTTTCTTAATATACATTAACCCTTTTACAGCATCTTGTCCAGATACTTTATTACCAAATACTATCATTATATTATATATTACAATTTATTTTTCCAACTATTAAAATAGAAATATTCATAATTTCTATAATTAAAATTCTTCGCTTGTAGATAATTATATTCTCTATCCCATCCATTTGATCCACCGTCTCTTCTCATAAATAGTAAATGATTATACAGATTACAAGACAATACATCTATATGACCCATACCTGCATAAGTATAAGCAATATCAAATATGCTCGACTGTCCATCATTCTTATAATATTCATATTTTTCTAATGCTTCATTCAATGACATTATAGTCCAATCATTTATATATATTTCTATTTCAGGATCGCCCACAATTTCATATAACAACTTAAAATGCCTATTTAATGAATCAGGTATTTCTGGTAAAGTGTCATGTCCTGCTTTGAAATCACTAAACTCCCCTCTAGTAAATGCCGGTTGCTCAGTAGATTTATGTCCTTTCTTGGACATTTTAGCGTCGGATAATAGTTCCACGATTTCGTTCGCATGAATAGTTTTTTGCTTAAGAAATGAATCCATATTTATAATAAAAAAATATTTTATAATATTTCAAATTTGTAAAAAAAGGTAGTATTTTTTTGTCTATTCATAGTTTTTATATTTTTATTCTTTTATTTGTTTTATATTGTTTTTGTTGTTTATATATTATCCATACATTGACCTCATTTCGCTATATGACATAGTGCGACCAGTATCTTGGTCTGTAAAGACGTGCTTGAAGAAGGCACCCTCCCCTTGAGTATTAAATACATCAGCGGCAGACTTATTGGCATCGTCCATACCGGAATTTACAGGAATCTGTAACATATCTACTGCGTCGGATCGTTGCATACGACTATTGACCTGGCGTTCGGCAGCGCGCTCCTGTGGATTGATTGATGGAGGACCAAGAGGTACTGGTTTTTGTAGAGACTTCTGTGCCTCAGAAGATTCCTTGTATCTCTTTTCCTCATCAACAGATTTCGAAAGAATGGTCCCATTCTGTGCTGCAGTTTTAGCGACGGATTTTGAGGTTGCCGACATGTTATTTGAATTTAGTAGTGTTTGTTATTGTTGTTTCGTAACAATGATTATTTGGAATTATAAAATCTTAAATTATAAAAATCAAATTTATTCTGAGAATCTAAAAAATTACCACGTTATTTATTTTATATTGTTTTTCTTTTTGATCAAAACTATCTGACTCACTTTGTTATGAAATATTTTTGATATATTTGATTATCAGAACATCTCTCAGTCTTCCTCGCCAGAGACATGTCTACAAGGTGTTTTATTGTTTTTTGTAGAGTGTCTATGCGTAACTCCAGGGCGTGCATTGTTTTATGTTGAGTGTCTATGTGCGATTCCAGGGCGTGTATTTGACCGCGCAGGTATGCCTGTTCTTCTGTATGCCTCCTGGCAGTGCGTAATGCTTTTGCGTGGTCAAACAGAACAGCACCGGCGGGTAACTTTGGTTCAGCCAAATGAGTGTCTGCACGACACATGGGACAACTGGGTTCCTCCAGTCTTACATAGCAAGACAGGCAAAACTTGTGACCACACGGGGTATCAACGAGACCCTTAGACTTTTCTAGGGAGTCGTAACAGATAGGACAACATCTTGGGTGGTTTTTCAACCACGCAACCTGTATAACCTTGACTGCACTAATAGTTTTCTTAGACAAATCAATCAGACAAGACATATTGTTCTTTGTGTTCTTAAAGTATTGGAGAGTTTAGTATGTTTTAAGATAGTAAACTTTGTTGACTTTTGAATATGGTAATATTAAATTAAAATAATCAAATTTACTTTGAGAATGTAAAGTATTTATAATTTATTGTTTTAAGTTTTTTTAATATTATAAATTATATATGAAGAATTATATTCTTAGAAAAAAAAAAGGAAAAGGATATATTTTTTTTGATAAAAGAAATAATATTATAAAAAATAAAAAAACTATAGATGATGCTTTAGAAGGATTATATCTTCCACCAGCATATGACGATGTTAAGATCAACCTTAATAAAAAAGCAAAAGTATTAGCAATAGGATATGATAATAAAAATAGATCCCAATACGTTTATAATAAAAAATTCACAGAAAAAATGAAGAAGAAAAAATTTAATGATCTTTATTTATTCGGATTACAATACAAGAAAATTAATACAGATATTAATAAAAATCTCAAATTAGATTCAAATGAAAAACTCAAACAAGTTTCAATGATATTAAAATTAATTATGGATTGTGATTTTAGAGTAGGTAATGATGAATACCTTAGACAAAATAATTCATATGGTGTATCTACTCTTAAAAATAAACATATATTAGTTAATAAAGATAAAGTGACAATAGATTTTATTGGTAAAAAAAGTGTAAGAAATACATGCGATGTTAATAATAAAACAATAAAAAAACACCTTAAAACTAAAAAGAAAACTATAAAAAATAATGCTAGAATATTTACATATAAAAAAGATGAATCTAATATTAAATTTAATGTCCATTCTACAGATGTAAATTCATATATTAAACAATTTGGGAGTTTTTCAAGTAAAGATTTTAGGACTTGGTCAGCAAATATTAAATTAATTAAATATTTGCTCAATTCTAATGAAGATGACGCAAATAAAGATTTGAAAGAATGTGTCCAAAAAGTCGCAGATAAGTTACATCATACTCCAGAAGTTTGTAAAAAGAATTATTTATATCCTGATTTAATTGAATTTTATTTAAAAGATAAAAATAAATTTTTAAAATTTTTTAAAACAAATATTGATAAACAATTTACATTATTTTTAAAGGGCAAGTAATTAATAATTCTTCATCACTTTTTACCAGGACGCACCAACTTATTATCAACCCATAATCCCACCTCTTTTCCCAGATCATCATCCTCAATTTCAAACACTTTTTTTTCGCCTCCTTCGTCTAACATATAGTATTCTTTTTTGTACCAGGTGATGGTTTCTACATCAAGTTGCTCATCAGAATCTTGTTCTATATCTTCCACATTATCACTTGTTTCTTTAACAGGTGTTTCTTTAACAGGTGTTTCTTTAACAGGTGTTTCTTTAACAGGTGTTTCTTTAACAGGTGTTTCTTGAACAGGTGTTTCTTTAACAGGTGTTTCTTTAACAGGTGTTTCTTGAACAATTTCATTAACCTCACATACTAATTTTTTATTTGAAAGTGTATACAATGTCTTTAATGTTTTAATTTCTTTTTGTAAATTTGTAATGATTTTATTTTGCTCGTGTACTTCTTTATCTTTAGCTTTAAACATATCAAACTTATTTGATTCTTCTTGTTCTTTATTAAATAAGTTTATTTGTTTTTCATAATCACATATAGTTTTTTGATTCATAGAAATAATTTTATCTTTTTCAGATATTTCATTAATTAATTTATTATTTGATTGATTCAATATTTTATTTTTATTATTCAATTCATCTACTAGAGAATTATCTTTTAAATCAATATTATTTAATAATAGTAAAATTTCATTAAAATTATTATTAAGTTCCGATTTCTTTGAAAGTAATTGTTCCATTTTATTATTATATGTGTTTTAATTTTAAATATTATATTTATATATAATGGTTAAAGGTAAAAAAACATTTAAAAAAATTAGAAAATCATTAAAATCATTAAAATCATTAAAATCATATGATAGGAAAACTAGAAAATCGTTTAACAAAAAACATTGCTCCCCTAAAAAATCTAATAATACACTATCATGTATTGATCATGATATATTATTAAAAATTGCAAATATATTTAATAATTTTTATAATGCTAAAATTAATTTAAATGATAAAAATCAATTATATAAACAAATTGTAAATAAAATATCAAGTATGTCTGATTGTAAATCAGAAAGTTGTTGGATAACATTAAATGAAATTATAAAACATTTATCCCCTGAAGAATTAAATAGATTTAAAAATAATTTTAGACCACAAATGCCTAATTCATGGGTCAAAAATAAAAATGAATGGGCCTCCACTTCTGATATTGAAAAAGTATTGAAACAATATGAAGAATGTTATCCAGATTTTAAATGTTATGGAGCATTACCTATGGATTTTGATTTAAAATTAGGAAATAGGTGTGTATCTGGTAATTTATGTAATATCGATATCAAAGAACATATGGATAATGGGGTAAAAAAAATAGGTTCTGTATTTAATTTGGATGATCATGATGAATCTGGTTCACATTGGGTATCTATTTATATTGAATTATCACCTTGTTGCCGGAAAAATCCTTCAATTTATTATTTTGATTCTTTAGCAGACAAACCTACAAAAGAAATAAAAGATTTGGTAGATACTGTATCTGAACAATATAAATCATTAACAAATAAAAATATGGAATTCTTATATAATGATATACAACATCAGAAAAATAATACTGAATGTGGAATATATAGTTTACATTTTATAACAAGTATGTTAGAAGGAGGCGAGTTTGAAGATTATATTAAAAATATCAAAAGAGATGATTATATGGAAAAATATAGATCTTTTTATTATATAAATTAAATTTTTTTATATTTATAATATATATGTTTGAATTATACGATATCTTTGATAATAATGAAATAAATATTATATTATTATCTATTTTTGTTATATTATTAATCATAATAATTATAGGTTTAGCATATTATGATTACAGTATGAAACAAAAATTAATTAAAGTAGAAACGGAACTTAAAAAAGTTTCCGATACATTAGATTTAAATTTAGATAATAATAATATGTTTTCGGATATACCTAAAAATAGTAATTCCAATAGTTCAGATGAAAATTATAAGCAAAAATATGAAGAATTAGTTAAAGGAAAAGATACTAAACCTAATCCAATGCAATATTCTCCATCTGAATATGCTACATTATTAAAATACAATCCTATATTGCCTTATAGTGCTTTTACAATGGATATTATTAATAATGCTTATTTAGATATGAATGAAAAAGGTTTGTATGAAGATAAGTATTTTGCCCTATCGAATTATGATAATATTTATGATAGTACTCGTAATAATAATAATAATAATAATAATAATAATAATAATAATAACCAATTTACTAGTGAAGAACAAAATACAGTTGATATGGCAAAATTATCTGAACAACAACAAGGAGATAATCCAGATACTCAAACTGGTAATAATAACTCAGCACTACCTGAATCTAATAAAAACAAAGATGATTTTTAATAAAAATAATACTATATATATAATTATGATTTATAATTACATATTTCATATTTACAACACATTTGAATTATATGAAAATAATAAAAAAAATATTAAATGTAATAAAATGTTTAATGAATATAAAATAACTTTATTAAAATATTATATTAAATTTCCTAATTAAAATATTCTTCTAATTCTCTATCAAGAATTTGTTTTTTGTCCTTATCTGAATATGTTAACCAAATTAATTTGTTAATATAATCCTTACTAAAAGTGAAATTAGGTGATTCATCATAGAAATCTTTTAAATATTCTTCAGAATTATTTATAATTTCTAAAATTCTAGTATTATACCTACACGAATTTTCAATATTTTGAAGTACTAGAGGGTGGTGACTATTACGTGTTGTCTCATCGGGGGTTGTTTGAGTTGTTTGAGTATCAGTCATTGTATTCATTTATATAATATAATTATTTATTTATTTTTAAATCAAATTTATTTATTTTAATATTATATAAATGAAATATAATCTCACACGAGAACAACTTAAATTATCTTGTATTAATTTATCAGAAGAAATAAAAAGAGATGATAAATTATTAACTAATAAAGATATAACTATATTCAATAGTTCAATACTCCCACTTAATAATAGTGATAACTTATTAATTGCTAGCAGGGGTTGGTATGGAAATGTAAGATCTTGGGATGGCATAAATTTTGTAATATTATCATTATTTTCAAAAAATATGAAGAAACTAAGACAAAATATATTAGATATAGACCCAAACCTTGTTAAAAATAAGGAAATTAAATTTAAAGAATTCAAGCACAAAATTATTCCTCATGAAAAACATATTTTAGAAGGTCCAGAGGATCCGCGTTTATTCTATCACAATGATCAAATATATATATTAGTAAATGAGTTAAATAAGAAACAAGAGGAGACGCCGAGACATATGTTCGTTTCAAAAGTTAATTTAGACAAATTAGAATATGATGTTAATAAAGATAATCTATGTGAAGAATTATCTACTAAATTCGAGAAGAATTGGGGGTCATTCATTCACAATAAGAAATTACATATGTTATATGATATAAATCCCTTAAAAATACTTGAGGTAAATGATGATTTTAAATGTAAAATGGTATGTAATATTAATGATAAAGTCCTAAAGAAAATACATGAAAGTTATCCAGAATTAAATTTTCATATTAGAAATTCTACTAATTTAGTAGATTTAGGTTCTGGTAAATACCTTGGAATGGGACATGGTGTACTAGATTATAAAGGAGATTCAAATCTGAATAAATATTTTATTCCTGCAATCGATAAATCTAAATATTCAAATGATGATAAGGTATATTTTAAAAAATTCTTTAAACTATATACGGCATTTTTCTTTATATTAGATATGAAGAAAAAAGAAATAACTGAATTATCACCCTTTTTCCAATTACCTAATTATGAATCAAAACAAGAATTAATATTCTTTCCAACTAGTATATATCTAGATAAGGACAATTATGTAAATATTTCATATAATGTTGGTGATAATAGATCATATTTTGTAAAATTACATTTATATATTATAAAAATATCATTATATGATAAAAATAATATTGATTTCCAAGTAAATCATAATATTAACCCTAATTATTATGTAGAATTAATAAGAAATATTAGAAAATTAATGGGATATAATGTTCTAAAAAAAGATTATTATAAATTCAAAGATGTTAATAAAACATTAAGTTCAAGAGGTTCAAAGACTAAAAAGAAATCCAAAAAGAAATCTAAGAAGAGATAAATTAAATTCTATGTATATTATATAAATGAGTGAATTGATTGCTGCTGCACGGTCAGGAAATATTCAACAATTTAAAGAATTGATCAAGGGTGGTGTTGATATTAATATGGAAAATAAATATGGGGAAAATGCCTTAGAAGTGTCGATAGAGGAAGGCAATTTGGAGTTTGTGAAACTATTAATTACAGCGGGGGTAGATATCGCTGGGAAAGATACAGGCACCAATGCATTAATAATAGCATCACGCGACGGACATACAGAGATTGTAAAACTATTAATTGCTGCAGGGGTTGATGTTAATATAGAAGATAGTTATGGAAGACCTCCTCTTTTAGGAGCTGCAGCAAGCGGACTTGCTGCTATTGTAAAACTATTAATTACAGCAGGGTCTGATGTAAATAGTAAAGGTAGATTCCACCGCGGTTCGACAGCGTTAATATTGGCTTCAGGAAGTCGCTATTCGGATACTGCAGTTATTAAACTTTTACTAGAAGCAGGAGCAGATACTAATATTCAAAGTAATGATGGTAATACTGCATTAATGAATGCAGTACAATCTTCTGATATAGAAATGATTAAACTTTTAATTAACGCTGGTGCTGATCCGAATATTCAAGATGAAGAAGGTGTCACAGCATTGATGGAGAGTGTGCGCAATAATAATCATGTTATTATTAATCTTTTGATTGAATCTGGTGCCGACCCCAATATTAAAAATGAACGTGGTCATACGTCATTGAGCAGAGTCACACAACTACACGCAGATACAGATTATCGTACTGTTAAACTTTTAATTGAAGCAGGTGCTGATCCTAATATTCGAACATTCGAACGTCGAGGTCTAAGTGCAGTAGGCAAATCACCTATTGACGATCCACTGATTCAACAAATATACTCCGAATATATTGTATCCCAAGTTAAGAAATTACATGCTAAACAACGTTTAGCATTTGCCACTATGTTGATTGACCCAAAACATGATGACAAACCCGAGGAAATTATTTTTAACATCCTCAAAGCACTTGAGATACCCGATGCAGCAAATAGACCACTATTAGATAAAACTAATGAATTATTGAAAAGGTCATTACAACAAGAATTGTCAAAAGAAATAGAAAGTTCACTTAAAAAGAAATTCTCAGGTGAGAAACTAGATGATATGATTGAGTTTTACAGGAAACAACTCCGCAAACCTGGTTTACCAAAGAAAACCAGGAAAGCATATAAGAAATATAAAAGAACTAGGAAAAATAAAATGGGTGTTACATTAGGATCAAGCGATGTGAGTTCCATATCTAAATCGAGTTCTAAATCTAAGACTAAATCGAAGTCTAAATCAAAATCACTGAATAGTTCAGAAGAACTTAAAATGGCTTTAGAAATGAGTATACAAGAAGCAAAAGTGACACCTACTAAATCAACAGGCGCGAAAAAGAAGAAGAAGAAATCTAAAAAGAAATCTAAAAAGAAATCTAAAAAGAGATCAAGATAATTCTCTAGCAGAAGGATCTGTTTGATCAGACCAATTAGGTAACCAATAATGTGGTATTATATCTCCTTTACCAGGATAATGACTTTCAAATATTTTCCTATACCAGTAACTTTCTTTATTTAATGGCGGATTTTTAGTAAATTTGGCTTTATTTTCATTGAATTCAATATCTGTAATAATTATATCCACATATTCTTGTATAATTTTATGCCATGACCTTTTTTCTGATGAACAACCATCTGAAAATGCTTCTTTGGGTCTCCATAATACTTCTTCTGGTATAATATTTTCTTTTTCGAATGCTTTTCTTAATAATCTTTTTTCTATAATGTTTTCACTATACATTTTCTTTTTTGGATCAATAGACATATAAAATTCTACAAAATCTTTATCTAAGAAAGGAGTTCTAGATTCTAATGACCATTTACTAGAAACAGATCTGTCAGACCTCAATACATCATAATATTTTATTTCATCTAATAATTTCAAACATTCATTATGGAATGCTTTTTCATTTGGTGCGTTTCTTAAATAAAAATATCCACTCTGTTCATCACTTCCATCTCCATTAAATAATACGACAACATCTGTATTTTCTTTAATATATTTTGCAACTAAATAATTGCCTACACTCGCTCTAACGGTAGTTATATCATATGATTCAATATTATAAATAACTTCAGGAATAGCAGATAGAAATTCTTCTTCAGTACATTCAATTGTATGATGTTCGGAACCAATATGGTCAGAGACTTTTTGAGCATATCCTAAATCGGTGGCACCTTTCATACCAATTGAAAAAGTTTTGAGTTTTGATTTAATGTTTTTTTCTTTTAATAGTTTACATATTATCCCACATATTAAACTACTGTCCAAACCTCCTGATAATAAAGCGCCTATGGGTCTATCAGATAATAATCTTTTTTTAACTGCTTTGGTTAATTTATTTTTGATACATGTTAATATAAATTCGTCACTTCTCAATGAATCAATTTTAAAATTATTATCATGATACTTTTTAAGCATGAAAATATCACCTTTTTTATATTCTAAATAAGTCCCTTGATTAAATTGATCAACTACTTTACATTTATCAGATATAGTTTTTAATTCAGATGATATAAATAGTTCTTTTTCTCCATTATTACCCATAAATAATGGTCTGACACCGTATGGGTCGCGCGCCACATATAATTTATCTAAATTTCCATCATATAAAACAAATGCGAATACACCATCTAATAGTTGACAGGTTTTTTCTATGCCAACTAATTTATATAAATGAATTATTACCTCACAATCCGAGTTAGATTTACAATCAATATTAAATTCATTTTTTAAAAAACTATGATTATAAATTTCACCATTACAAATTAAATAAATATTATTATCTATGAATGGTTGCATACCATCTTCAGATAAATCATTAATTGCCAACCTATGAAAACCAAATACTTTGTCATCTAAATCAATTAGTTTTGATTGGTCGGGACCTCTATTAATAATTTTATTGAAATCAATTAATAGATTTTCTAGATTGTATTTTTTACCAAAATAAAAAAATATTCCACACATTATTAAATATAGTATATTTATTTATTTAAGTGAATTTAGTAAAAAAGTTTCTAAATTATTCATTAGATTATTTACTTTGTAAGTATTATTATTTAAATCTTTATATTTTAGTTTTAAATCTATTTTCTCTTGTAATGAAATTAAGGCAAAACCTTCACACATACCTTTATCATCACACCTCCCTTCCCCATCCTTACATAAACCACCCGGTTCATTCGGGCACAAAATATTTGAAAATTGATTGGATGAAGGTGATGATATGTCAGACCGGGTATCGCTATCAGATGATGTCACAAAACGTGAGAATGCGCGTGTTCCAGCAGTTCCAGCAGTTCCAGCAGGTCCCGCAGGTCCCACAGGTCCAGCAGGTCCCGCAGGTCCCGGTATACCTTCGCCTGGAGATAAACTGTCAAACCTTTTTTCTAAATTTTTGATCCTTTGCTCATCTGGTTCAATTAAATCATTAAATGTATCAGTAATAATTTTTTGTATATTACTTATATTATCACTTGATTGTTCTGGTGTCGAACAGCAATCTGACGCATTACATTTTTTGTTAATACATACCGTATCTGACTCTCTCCGGGATGCCTCTTCATCACAGGTACCTTCAAAGGATCCACAGGTTGGGAGCGGTTCAGGTCCTGGTGTCAAATAAAAGTTTTTGGAAATCTCTTTATCGCAATTTTCTTCTCCGCAATCATATTCTTTCACAACTTTGTCTCCACATTTAAACGGACCGTTTGGACAATCACTTATCTTATTAGGTCCCCTGGTATTTGCAACACACTTCTTTTGATTGGGTTCAGGACAAGGGGTATGTATAAAATCAATTTCCCTATATATAAAATAACTTATACCCAATATACATAAAATATTAAAACCTTCTATATAAGGTTGATATGAACCTCGATTTTTAACAATAATGTCATAATTCTCTTTTAATGAATATAATTGTAAAATAAGTAAGAATAATACAAATATATAAATATAAAATACATTCTTATTTAATCTAATATCAACTTGTTGATTGTCTTCAAATTTGTAAAATGTTGACTTATTAAATGTTAATAAAATAATACAACAGATATTGAGAAATAATATAACATATATTAAATATTTATATGTATCTGGTCCAAATATCCCCATTTTATTAACAACCGATTTACCATCTAATACTTCTTCAGTTAGTTTTTTTTTTGATTTTTCTCTATTGGATAGGTCAGTTTTTGGACTTATTTGATCTCCGGTTTTTTTCAAAAAACCTTTGAGGCGGTTTATAGTCTCAGATTTGTCAAAAATCTCATTAATAGTCATTATATAAATATAATATATTTATTTTATATTTAATTGCATTTATCGCGACACATATTCCATCACCGGTGTCCAGGCGGATCGGACGCTTTGCCGGTAATAGGCACAGGTTCCACATTACCTCGATATCCTTTCAACCATTTTTCAATTGAATCTCTACACTCAGAGGTTATTTCATCTATAAACGGTGTTTTATTGGTATCAATAGTATATCCGCCGAGACCTGAACTGTCTTCTTTGACTATTATTCTATAATTTTTACCGTCAATAACATGGTCGGGTCCGGGAGGAATTGTTTCTAAAAGTTGGACATAATCTTTAAGTTCTTTTAATTTAAAATTATTATCATTATAATCAGATCTATACATTTGACAACCTTCTAATTGTGGCGGGTTATCTGATTTAGCACATTCTATTATATGTTCTTCCGCATTACAATAATTAGGCGTTTCAATTATTTCTTCGGGCGCCAAGCAATCTCCATTGGCACTAGTATATATTTGATGAATACCGCTTAGTTCTTTCGAATCGCCATCTTTCTTCATAGAACAATTCAACAGTTGTTTATCTAATGATATTTTTTGTAGTGAATCAATAAAATCGGTTGAAAAACCTATAAATAATATTATATTAAAAACCATATAAAACCTATAACCATTACAACCTTGTAATAAATCTATAGGAATAGGACCTATGAAATTATCACAAGATATTATAGTATCAGTTGTTAATCTTATTATAATAGTGAAAAATATTAATAATATTAATACAATGTACATAATGTAAAAATAGTCATTTAAATTTTTAAGTTCTGAGATATTTGCTGCGTCCTCCGTTAGTCCTGTAGCAGTCTTACCTATTCGATTTTCTTCATATATATAATATGTGTCTTCTGGACTGATATCTCCAAATATAAATCTTATCGGAGAATATTTTGATACGAAAGTAATCCAATATATAGTTCCTTGAACTGCCTCAATTGGTAAAAATGCTAAGAAAGTGTACCACAATGACATGTCAAGCGCTGATAATACCAGACCAGATATAGTAAAGTAGAACCAATTTTCCGGTGATATCACCTGAGTATACATTTCGCTGTAAACAATATTGTACAATATTCCAATATTTTCACCTATATTTTCTGAGGGGTTTCCACCCGAAAAATAGTGGTTATCCTGGACAATTTTTCTATCATAAATCTCATACCAATTATCCCTTATATGTGTAAGTAATAAAAATATGGTTATTATCAATATTAAATTAAAATACATTGTATGATCTTTATCACCATGATCCGGTAATCTTTGTATTATTAAATATACAATACCAAATGCTATAATTACTCTTATAAGTTTATTAAGTAAATCGACCACCTCATTACCATATTCTCCTATTTTTGATTCATTACGATCTGAAAATATATATTCATCGATAAAATTATTAATAATATCCATATAACTATATTATATAAATATAAAAAATTAATAAAAATATTATTATAAATATATAATGAATAATTATACAAATAGAGTTACTAATATAATAGATAATTTACAAATGCCGGGAGGTAATGAGGAAAGTAAAGAAATAATAAAAGCGCGGTTTGTAGATGAAGTCGATTATTATGAAAAAAAACGAAACAATACAAAAAAATACTATAATGTATTTAGATTTATTGTAACTACTGGTTCTATTCTTTTACCCGCTTTGTTATCCATAGGTCAAATGGATCCTGCTAAATTGCCCAGAAATTTTGATCAAATATCATATTGGTCTACATGGTCTATATCATTAATGGTCACTATAAGCAATGGATTTCTTCAATTATTTTCTTTAGATAAGGATTATTTTAGTTATTCTTTAGTAGTAGAACAATTAAAAACAGAAGGTTGGCAATTTTTCGGATTATCTGGCAAATATGAAGAATATAATACTCATACCATAGAAGCATATAAAGAATTCTGTAAAGCAGTCGAAAATATCAAAAGAAAACAAATTGAACAAGAATTCCAAGGCAAGGGTAATAAAACTAAAAAAAAAGACGGCACGAATAAGTCCCCACTATTAGATTTTGATTTTGATGGTCAAATGAAATCATTCATGGAAAAATCTAAAAATAATGAAATGTTTAAACCATTAGTAGATACCGTCAATACTGTTTCTAATTTAGAAAATATAGGGGATAAAATAACTGGAGATTTAAAACAATTACCTGACAAAGACGTCTTAAAAAAAATAACTGATAGTCAACAACTATTAACAAATTTAACAGCAACTATCTCAGATCTTGAAAATAATGTTATCCCTGAACCAAACACACCTATAAAACCCGTAGTACCAATTGATGATACTAATAGGAATACTAATCAATAAGTGCTTTGAATGTATTTCTCGTTAATGGTTTAGATATTCTATTGTTTAATTCTAAATATTTTTTCTTAGTTATTATTTTTGAATTATTATTTAAATATAATAAATTATAATGATATTCATTTTCATCTTCTTGTTCTAACATATTATGATATAAATATATATTATCGTCTGATAGTCCATTGTATATATTTCCCATACCTAATGAATAATATGTATCATCTATCTCTGTTAATACAGAAATGTTTTTCTTCAACATATTAGATAAAGCATATATTTCAATTTGACCAGCAAATTTATATCCCCGCATATCTAATAAATAATCTCGAATAGTACTTAAATTTTCATCATAATTAATAGAATCTAATATGTCTTCTTTAATTGTTAATCCAGTGGGTAATAAAAAATCTAAATTATTATCTAACCAATCTACAACTGATTGCCTTAAATCTTCCGAAAATTTTTCATATTCTTTAGATTGATTTAATTTATATGTATAATTATTATCTACATAATATTTAATATTTCTATCTAAATGTAATTGCTGTACTATACAATTAAATAAACAATTACTATCCCCTAATACTTTTATTAATGTTATACCGCCTTTATTTAAAATCTTCTCCATATTACTTATATATAAAAAAATGATATTTCTTTATATATATAATTATACTTCTTTATAATGATTTGGCAGATTTGGTTGATTTTCACAATTTTTACATAAACATTCACCATTTTCTTTTATATTTATTTTGAAATATGGATTAACACAATTCATACAATAACTTAATGATTGTTTTTTACCTTCAAATACAATTGAACATTCACTTCCTACACATATTCCTGCAAAATTACAACAATAGAAATTATTACACTCACTACAATGATGTAATTCTTTTCTTTCTTTCAGAGCAATTTTTTCCTGACACCCGCCACATTGAATAATTTCATCCAAGAATTTATCTGTAAATCCTTCATTTTCTATTCTTTCTTTGGTAATATCTTCTTTATTCTTTTTTAATTGTTCTTGTTTTGATAGTGTCATAGGATATATACTTTTCCTCCTTTTTTTTGGAAGATCTTTAAATGGTGGTCTCGGTTCAAATACTTCATTAAGGAAATGGACTTTGTTCTTATGTTTCTTACTACAACAGAACATGATTATTAATATATTGAATGTTTTTTAAAATAATTTTCAAATTTATTTAAAGGATGATCAAATTTATTTAAGAATAAAATTATAATATATATTGTAATAATTAATAAACATGCCTAATATCAAGGGAGGTAAAAAACATAAAAGAAATAAAAAACAAAATAATTTTGGTGAAAAAACTTTACGTTTGAAAGATGAAGGTCAAGAATACGCACAAATTAAAAAGTGTAATGGTAATTGTAGATTCGATGTATTGTGTTTCGATGGAAAAGAACGAAAGGCAATTATGTGCGGAAAAATGCGAAAAAAGAAATTTGTCCATACTAATGATATTGTTCTAGTATCTATTAGAGAATGGCAAGATAGTATTTGTGATATTATTGATAATTATGATGTAAATTTAGCACGCAAATTAAAAGACAAAGGATTAATTCCCAAAAGTATTAACTTAGATGTTGATAATCAATATTCATCAGATGATGATGATAATCTAGGAATTGTATTCAGCACTAATTTACCAGATTCGTCTGATGATGAAAAATTAGAAAAAGTCGATTCAGATGAAAATTCAACGGATGAAGATATTGATGTCTCTGATATTTAATTAAAATCTAATATTATTCTATGTTTTGCAGTATTTAACCCCCGAGATGCTGATTTAGATAATTCTTGTCTAGGTTTTCTTTTACTATCCGTTTTACTTTTTTTATTTTTATTAAAACAAATATTCATATCATTTTCTATATGGTTATAATTTTCTGTAATATATTCTAAAACCATATTATCAAGGGACCACTTAAAAAAATTTAATTGACCCAATGTAGTTTCTATATTATAATCTTTACAATTAAAATTTATTCTTTCTTTTCTACAAAATGGATCAAACTTCTTTTTAGAATATGATTTTAATTGTGATTTATAAGCATGGAATATATTTATTTGATTATATAATTCATTACCATTTTCTTCAAAAGATAAACCACCATCAGGCATTTTATAAATTTCATAAAACACATTATACTTTTTCGAATAATTAGTTACAAACCAATCTATTATCCTTAATGATATTTTTTTGTCACCATTTACATAATCATTAAATTGTTCTATTTTGTTATCATTACTATAATAGTTATCCAATGATTTTAATAATATATTTGCCATATACTTATTATTTAATTAAATATTCTCTTTAAATATATTTTGAAATTTGAACGTACCAAATTTGAAATTATTAAAAAAAATTTATCCAATAACAAAATGAATAAAACTTTTATCCAAGATTTTCAAGAAACATCTATGCAACATCACCAACAAAAAGAATTACAAAAACAATCACAAATGTACAACTGGCAACGAAAATATGATGATAAAATGTATGAATTGACTGCTATTTATTATACTGATTTGAAAAAATCCATCGAATCCAAATCCAATAAAGGTATCAGAGAACTCTATTATAATTTAAGTTGGGATCACTTTAAGTTTAATCTCCCAAATACAGGAAAACCATCCAAAATGTGTCGCGTATGGCTGAATCAAATGTGTAATCCTGAATCAATGTATTTATGTGAAGGTGTTCAAAATGGGGTAATCAGTTACCGAGATCACTTCCAAGGATTAAAGTTTAATGTTTGGAATAATAATGCCTTCACCCAAATCTATGTTCATTTCACTTGGTAATTATATTTTATATATAGTTTTAAATTTGAAATTTATAATATCTTATTTTTATATAATATGATATCTTCTATCGATCATTTAGATATTGATGTCAGTAACTTATTAGGTAAATATATTGAAACTAAAAAGAAAAATAAAAGAGTATTGAATGATCTAAAAGATAATATCACATTTACAACTCATATTAATTATTATAAAATAATAATGAGACAAAGCGAACCATCGAGAAATGATTATCATTTGAGTACCATGTACCGAAATAAATTTAATACTTTGGATCAAATTAAACATAACGGAAATAAAAAAGGTTGGATTTACAGTCCTACATTTTCGGGTTTCAGTTGGATTATATCTCCAGTCAAATCAAGAGAACTGGTAAGAAGACCAAAATACGATAAGGTTTTGTATGGAGACCCCATTGAAAATATCCCCGTGATAACCACTTATAGGTATGAAACAGGTATTTTAAAATTCCCAGATGAATCGGAATGGACGCTATATAGATATCCTCCTCGCAAAAATGAAATACCCATGCAGTCCAAAGATTTAATTAAACATATTAAAATTAAATAATTCTATCTCAATTTATTTATAATATTTTTTAATATAATTAAGAATAATGATTTCAATAGACTATTTAGATATTGATATTAGTAACTTATTTAGGTAATATATTACAAAAAATAATAAATTACATATTATAAAAATCTCTTTTATAAATATAATTTATTATTTTTTGTAATATATTATCTTGTTTTGACTGTAAATAAGATGTAAATATATGATTAGTTATATAAGGGAATAATAATGATAATTTTCTTAAAATCATATCATTATATAAATTATTATTACAATCATTTTTTTGAAATTTATTAATACCTATTAAATGTTTTAATTTATTTAAGTCATCTTTATGACATACCTTATATTGTATTACTAATCGTTTATCTTTATTATCATTTATAGCACCGGCATGAATTAAATCACAATTAAATAAATAACCTTCATTTTTTTTTCCATTTATTGTTTTTGATTTATTAAAATTAAATGGTACAATTTTATGTGAACCTGGACATAAAGATATATGCGGTCCATCATTACAATAAATTATATAAGTGTATACAGGATATTTAGTTTTATAAATATATTGACTCGATGTTACATCGCGATGAAAAGTTGATAAAGTACAACCTTTTATTGTATATTTATAATCTATAAATATATAATCTTTTGGTAAATAACTTAATATATTTTCTTTTTTTATATTATATAATTTCATAAATCCATCTTCTTCTAATGTAGGTTTTTCTTTTATATATTCTGCCTCATTTGAATACCATATCAAATATATTATAAATATAATTATTATTATTTTATAATTATTCATTATATTATTTATCAATAAAATAAATCCCCTGAAGGTAAGCATCTGCCAAATCATCTTTTTTTTTAGATTCAGTAAATAATTCTATAAATTTATTATCTTCTTCTAATATCATTAATTTAGTATATTCAACCGAAAGATACTTATTTTTTTTATATTTATCTGTAAATTTACATTCCACTTCAGGTCCTTTATAAACTTTTAATTTATTACGAGCATTAATCATATGAACTTCTGATACAGGTTTATCTTTAGTAACACCTTCAATCATAAAATAACTATATAAAATCATCTGGACTGTTTTCATGACAGGATTTTTTAGAGCAGGTTGATTTTCTATACAAATAATTTCATGATTTAAAAAATCTTCTTTAAGATTCAACTCATTTATCATAATTTTACTTAAATTAAATATATCTCTATCATTATTCATTTTCTTCTTTTTCTTATATTTTTTAGTATGAGTTGTACAACTATACTTTTTATCACCATTATCATCTGTAACTATAAATGTTGATGATTTACTACATTCTTTTTGTAATCCACATTGACAAATAGGATTTTTATCTAAATTAATAATACCCCAATCAAGTATTTCTTTTTTATCATTTAATGAACAATAGGCGAGATTTTTAATCCCAACATCAAATGATAAATATTTCATAATGTATATTAAAAGAATATTTTTAAATATTATTCTGAATCTGAAGTGTACTGTTTATATTCATCCTCCTCTTCTTGTTCAACTTTTTCACATAAAGGACATTTTTTCAACCAACTATCTACTATTCGGACACTTTCTTTATGATTACCATTGGTTAAACGGATTCTAGATTCAGCGAGTCCATTTCTCATTTGCGTGGGTGAGACATATACAAAACAATATCCTTTTTGTACCATTTTGAATATAAAATTTTCATCACATATATCCAATATCGGGTTTTCATTACTAAATTTTTCTACTTTCATACAAAAATTATTTATATTAACTAATTTTTTATTAGATGTCATAATGTATATTAAAAGAATATTTTTAAATATTTAATTTAAAATAGTGAAAAACCTTCAGGTCCATTATTCATAGAATGTTGAAATTGTGATGGAGGGACTTGAGTATTCGGAGCACTCTTAACTGAATTATTTAGACTCAACGCATTATTTAATGCATTTGAAATATCAACTGTATTACTATTTTGATTAGTTACCGGAATTTGTGTGTTCGTTTTGGAATTTGCTTGTTGATTAATTAAATCTGCTAAATCTGAATCAGTATCAACAACATTAGGCGCCTCACTAATATAATCTGTAACTTTATTAAATACCATTAAACTTTTAATTACTAAATATATAATAGGTATTGTTATATAGATCCATACAAACATATTATTATCACCATTATTTAATATATATAATGATAATCCTATTAAAATCATAAAACCTACTTCTAAATATAATTGTTTATCAAATAAGTTAGATGATTTACTTTTTACAGAGTTTTCTCTACTCAAAACCATTTTAGTTTGATATAAATAACCAATTACAGCAAGTGTAATTACAAAATATAAAGCATTTGGAGTCATTATTGCTTCAAAAGTCAATTGATTACCACCCATCTGACCACCTCCTTCCATTTTTATATACTATAACATATATTTTTTTTATAATAAATATTAAATTATTTATTTAAACAAATATCTATAATATAATTTAAATAAATGGGAATTCCATCATATTTTAGAAATATCATAAAAGATTATAATAATATTTTAATTCAACAAGATTTATTTAATAAAAAAGTTAATAATCTTTTTTTTGATTTAAATTGTTTAATTCATCCATGTTGTCAAGGTCTTACAGATGAAAAAGAAATGTTTGACAATATTTATTTAAATATGATTAAAATAATTGAAATATGTAACCCGCAAGATTTAATTTATATTGCTATAGATGGAGTTTGTCCACGTTCTAAAATTGAACAACAAAAATACCGCCGATTCAGATCTGCCAATGAAGAAAAAATATGGGATACAAATGCTATTTCGCCTGGTACTAACTTTATGAACGAATTGAATATATTTCTTAAAAACAAATCATATCCAATTAAAACTATATTTTCAGATTCATCTGAACATGGTGAAGGTGAACACAAAATTATGCAATATCTTAAATTAAATAATAATAATGATATTAACATTGTTCACGGATTAGATGCTGATTTAATCATGTTATCTTTAATCAAAAATAATCATATTTATTTACTTAGAGAAAGAACTGAATATAATATTGAAGGATTAAATTCAGAATATGTTTATTTAGATATAGAATTTTTAAAATGGTACTTAGTTCAAGATATTAAAAAAGATTTTGTTCATTTACCTAATCAATGTATCATAAATGATTATATATTTTTATGTTTCTTCATAGGAAATGACTTTATTCATAATTCACCTTGTATAAATATTAGATATGGAGGATTGGATAACTTATTAAAAATTTATAATCAATTACAAGAAGAACATGCCGGTATATTTTATTTAATTCATAATAATAAATTAGATGTAGATAATTTTAAAAAATTAATTCATAAAATATCTTTAAAAGAAAATATTTTATTAGAAAAAATATTATTAATTCGTAATAAACAACACAATAAGTTTAAAAATCAATTCCATGATATTTATAATGCTTACATTAATAGTGAATGTTTAGATAAATATAACTCATATGATAAAGAATATGAAAGAGATTTTATGAATCATATTCCTATAATAGATAATAAAGATGAATCTAAAATATTCAAAGATATTGATACTTGGCAAAGAAGATATTATATGTTTCAAATATATCACCATCATAATTATAATCCCAGCTATGATGATATATTAGAAATACAAATAAATGATATATGTGAAAATTATTTAGAATCATTTGTATGGACTAGTAATTATTATTTTGATGATTGTATTTCATGGAAATGGTATTATAAATATCATTTTGCTCCATCTATGAAAGATTTTAATAATTATTTAGAAAATATTAATGATTTAAATATTATAAAAATAGATAAGGAACCACTTAAATCGTCTGAACAATTACGTTTAATCTTACCAGAGAAATCATTTAATTTATTACCTAAAAATGTTAAAAAATTCCCTGATTATTATTATCCTAAATCATTTAAAACAAATTATATAATGAAAAGATATAATTGGGAAGGACATCCTATTTTACCTGATTTAATAGATTAATTTATGATTGACATCCCTTACAGCTATCACAACCACCAGATTGACATTCCTTACAATTGTCACATCCTTTAGATTGACATTCCTTACAGTTTCCACAGTCATGTGTGGATATATTTGTTTTATTTAATATGCTGAATAAAAAATATCCTAATAATATACCAATAGCAATATTAATTAAATCATATTTTTTCATTTATATATTAATATATTATTTAAATTTGATTTTATATTATAAATAAATACAATAAATAATCAAAAATGTTCACAGACGAGGAATATAATGAATTCAAAACGATGTATAATATTATTAATAATTATTATTTAATGATAATATTTATAATAATATTATTAATATATAAATGGAATGTTTCGATTTAAAAATTACAAATAATATTGATACAAATTTAATATATCCGTTAACGTGTGCGGTAGGTTTAATAATAACATATTTTGGTAATAGATTTGTAAAACCAACTATTTTTTGTTTAGGAACAATTTTATCAGTAGGAAGCAGTTATAAATTAATAGATTTTATAATGGATCATTTTAAATATCAAAATTGTTTAGTACACGCGGGTGGGTCTCTATTATCAGGATTATCGGGTGGTTTTTTATTACTTAAATTATATAAATTTTCATATTTTGTAATTGGATTTACATGCGGAGGTTCATTTGGATATCTTGTATGGAATTTATTATGTAAAAATATTCATTTGGGAATTATATATTTATATGATAATATGTTTTGGATATGTATAATAGGACCTGGATTAATCTCAGGAACAATAACAATGTTCAAGGAACAAGAATTATCTATGTTGACAACATCATTTATAGGTCCAGCATTATCATTATATTCATTTTATTTATTATCCAATTATTATAATTTATATGTTTTTATACCAGTATATATAATATTAAGTTTATCAGGATTATATATTCAACATAAAAGATATAAAATGATAAAAGAATTAAATAATTTTACAGGAAAAATACAATATTCTGGTAAAAAATAATATAATGTAATTTATGATTAATGGTTCTAATAATACTGAAACAATATTAGACACTACTGCAGACATACATATTACAGGAAATGTATGTTCAGATATAAATTGTATTGATGAATTAATAAATCATATAAAAGAAAAAAAACGTAAACTAAATTTATACAGAAAAATATTAGAATTAAAATATAATCGATATAAAAAATGCCATAATGCGTGGAGTATAAGTACTATATTATTATCAACTTGTTTGACTTTAATTGAATCATGTAAATTAATATTTTTAGACAAGGATGATAAAATTAATAGAGAAATATATGATTTATCACCTATATTTATTGGATCTATTATAACTTGTACATCAAGTATTTTAAAATTTAAAAAATATCAAGAAAAAATGGAATTATCTAGTAATACTATTGAAAAATGCGTATCTATGATTGCCAAAATCAAAAATAAACTTGAAGTATATGAATTACACAAAACCGGATGTAATAACCTTATATTAAAAACCTTAATAGAAAATTATAATGACGAAATATTAAAAGAATACTTTTTAATATATCAAGAATCTCAAAAATATATTAAAAATACAGATTATGATAAATATGCGAGAATTATTAATAATTCAGAATTACATAAACATATTATAGAGCAAGAACGGTTAAGATTTTATAAAAAATATGCTGAATATGATAAAAAACAAAATATGGATATTGATCAAAAAATTATAGAAATAAATAAATGCTATAAATATAAGTTATGCTGTTGTTGTTAACAAAGGGAAGGGAATTCTGATTCGCTTTCAATATTGTATTGTGGTTGTGTTGTTTCTGTAACTTCCATACTTTGTGCATTTGGAGGGACATATTTAGAAGATGTTCCATTAGTAACTGAAGATTTTTTAATGATTGGTAAATATCCTTTTTCCTCATTAAATGTTATAGGTATTGTCTTTTCATCAATACCGAACCTATTAAATGGATAATTATCAAGTGTTCTTGGTTGTAAACCTTTATCAAAATTAAACTTACCTAATACTCTAATAGGTCGTTCGGCATTTGAAGTAATGTCAATATATTTACAATCTACTTCAAATTGTTTAATAATTTCTGTTTTAAGATCTAACATAGTTCCATCATTTGAGAATTGAATTGTTTTTGTATTATCGTCTTTTGTAACAATAAATGTAATCATACTTTAATATTTAAATGTGATTTATTTTTAAATCAAATTTTTTTTATATAACTATTATTTATAATGGGTAAAATATGTTTAACTTGTGAAGTTTCAACTAAAATGAACCAGGCAGAATTAGAGAAAACTATACCTGATTGGTATAAAGAAATTGGGAATTATTCTTTATTACCACCTTTTCTTAATAATAATGAAAAATATAATGCTAATAAAAGAACATTACAACCTTTAAAACCCAATATTACTAATTATGAAGTAAATATTAAATTAAATGAAAAATCAAATACTTGGATATGTTATTGGGCAGCAGAATATACTAATGATTTCATGAAAATCAAATCAGCCAAAGAAGCATATAATAAATTCAAAAATCATGGTTTAATTAAAACAAATGGTAATGGTGATACAACATTAGTATTAAATTGTCCCCAACCTTATTCTGTAGATGATATAACATATCCAAGACATGTTCATTATTGCTTATTGGATAGAAATAATTTTTGGAGTGATAATATTAAAACTGTAATAGTATCTTGTAAGGTAGATTTTAAAATAATGCGAGAATATGTTCATAAAAAATGTCATTTTACAATAAATTCTTTACCAAGAGATAATTTTGATAGATGTCATATCCCAAATAGTTATAATTTACCTGTTTCTTTATTAGATAGGTCTTCCTCACAAGAAAAAAGAAATAAAATTAAAAAATTCTTAGAAGATAACCTATCTAATTATCCTAAATTAAATAGTTCAGTCAAAGATAAAAAATTAAATATATTTAATTTACCTATTGTTGTTTATTGTGCTCATAGTAAATGTCATGCTTCTGAAAAATTAACAGAACATTTAATAGATGCCGGATTTGTAAATGTTTTAGAATATCCCGGTGGAACTAAAGAATGGAAACTAAAAGAGAAAAACTCGTTACCTGATACTTGTTTTGGAGTAGAAGAAAAAGAAGAAAAATCAGGTGGTGCTGATATAAAAGTAATTAAAGAAAAAAAAACTAATTCAGATGATTCTGATAATAAAGAAGTGCCAGAAGATAAAGGATCCAAATCATCAAAAAAATCAAAACAAACTAAAAATATAAATAATAGAGAAGTTAATGGAAAAAAGGTTGAAAAAAATGAACCAGAAGAGAAGGTTACTAAAAAGAAGAAAGTCAGTGATGAGTTTGATTTAGAAGGACAATTTGAAAAATTAGTATATGAAGATATAATTTATATTCATAATTTAGAAAATAATAAAGTATTTAATATTAAAGATGAAGAAATAGGTGAATATAAAAATAAGAAAATAAATTGGTTAGATGATGAAT